GTATCTGGAAATATGGGTGGTTCTATTCTTGTATATGTAGTAATTCGTCCTTTTGTAATATGTTTATTCATTGTTTCTACAAACCCCGGTTTTAATACCATATCATTATGTAGTAAAATAATTTTTTCTCCCGTTGCTCTAGCAACAGCATTATTATAATTTATTCCCAAACTAACATCATCATTGATTTCAACAATTAATTCAACTTCATCTCTATTAGGATATAGTTTATTAATATTACTAATAATATTATCAGTATATTCTTTATGTTTTGAAGTTACTGGGATTATTAATGAAGTCATTTATTTTGATTTTGTTACTGCTTTACCTTCTCCTAAGTCGAACCAATCTTGTTCTGGTCTAACTTCTAGATTAGTTTTCCATCCTGCTTCTAATGTGTTTAAAGGTACACCTAATTCTCTACCTAAACTAGTAATTGCATTCACATCTTTAGGAAAACACACACCACCATAACCTAATTTACCATCAGGACCTGGTACGTGTAAATGAGAATCACCTATTCTACAATCAGAAGCAAAACCAAATGAAGCATCATTCCAATTAGCACCCAAAGCATCTGATAAACGTTTAAATTCGTTCATAATTGATACTTTAGTAGCGAAAAATGAATTATTCATATATTTAATCAATTCAGCTGTTGTTGAATCTGTATGGATGATGTTACGATTCATAAAACGTTGGGTAAATAAATCTTCTACTTGATTAGTTAACTTACGTTCACCTCCAAATATAATACGTGCTTGTGTTAACATATCTAATTTAGCCGTGCGTTGAGTTAAAAACTCAGGGCAAAATATAATATTTAAATTGGGGTATTGGGTAATTAATTTAGCAGTAGTACCAGGTAATATTGTTGATTTAATAATATAAATTGGACCTACTTGTGCTTTATTAAAGACATTTTCAATATAACTAATATCTTGTTTACCATCTTCATACATTGGAGTAGGAACAGCAACAAATACAAAATCACATTTGTATATTTCATCTAATGTAGAATTAGATTTTAATGGATCAATGTCATATACTTTAACATTAGAAATGGGGGAAAAGGCAAAAGATTGGGCTTCACCAACAAAACCATGTCCTATAACTCCTACATTATAGTGTTTCATAATAGTTATTTTGTTTTTCTTGTTTAGTAATTGTTTTATCGTGTCGTAATGCTAATTCAAATTCTTCCATAGGTAAATGAGCAAAAGTTCCATGTCCTATTATTTTTTCATGTACATTTCCATACCATTGGATTCTAGGATCATTTTTGTAAATTCTCCATTGATAATCAGGATAATTAATCCATCCTTTTTCGTTTACATCCCATTTCCATTTTTTAATATGCTCCTCAGTTAATCCTTCTACTGTGTTAATACGAGGTACTCTAATTAAATCTACATCATTAGATTCAATTACTTGGGGGATTATTTTCATCATATATTCAGTAGGCATTTCATCAGCATCTATTTGAAATATATAATCACCACTACATGAATTGTTTAGTATATTTTTCCACCTAGCAAAATCTCCATTAAACTTTTGTTCTGAGAGTATGATGTGGTTATTTGAACTTAGTTTATGTAAGTATCCTAATAATTCGGATGTAGGTGAGTTTTTGGTTAAATCAACTAATACTACTACTTCATCCTGAGGTTGTTTTTTAGCTATAATAAAAGGTAATAATCTTTGAATTTCTAAAAATTCATCACATACTGTTATTGCGTAACTTAATTTCATCTAATAACTTTTTTACTTCTATATTTTTATCACAAAATACTAATTTAATAGTACGTATTCCTTTATTATGTAGATGTTCTAGATTATCTATTAATTTATCTAACTCACTCATTATTCTGGTAATACCCCAATATATGAAAGAGCTTCCATATAATCACGCTCAACAAAATGAGATAATGTAGACATATCCATTCTCCATTTGTAAAATTCACCTTTTTTATTTGGAATAGGGTATTTTTCCTTCTCATCCTCAGATACAGGTACTGCCTTAACAGCACCCCATTTCCATTCCATACTTGAAGAACCATTAGCAAATACCATTCCTTGATTAGGTATATTAACTGCTGATGGAAACCAATTTAATCCTTCTTCATCAGTATGGATTAAATCTTTATACAATTCAGGTAAAGTTAATAGTTGTTCTTTATAAAAATCTTCCCCTTCTTTCATTAGAGAATTAGTTTGAAAACCACACCCATAACAAAGGTATGATTTTATATCTTGATTTACTTCATCTACGTAACACGCATCTGATCCACAACGTGGGCATTTGATTAGATTATCCATTAGGTATATTTAATTTAATTTCTTTCGGGAATTCAGGTATATTTTTTTCTAATAATGAAGATAATAAATCTTTCATGACCTCCCAACTATATTCTGTTTTACTTTTATGTGCTTGTCTTTTTCCCAAATCTTTGTAATTTTTATAATTTTTAAATACTTCAGTAAGGGAATTACCTATTTGTCCGTGGTTTGGACTAAACCATTGGGAATCAGCTAGTAAAAATTTATTTGCAGCAGAAGGGTGTACGTTAGTTAATGATCCTCCTATAATAATATTAAATTCAGGTTCAAGAAAATCCATATGTCCACTCCAACCACTAACTATAATTGGTTTTTTACTTAAACTAAATTCAAGTAATGGACGTCCAAATCCTTCACCTTTAGTTAAACTAACCATAGCTTTAATTTTACTATGATTATAAATTTCATTCATCTCACTATCAGTAAAATCACCATGTAATAAGTAAATATTGGGTAAGTCTTTAGAATTAACTGTTTGTTTAATAGCATCTATGCGTTTTAATACTTCATCCCTATCCATATATGAGGAACCAACTATGGATGTTTTTAATATAAGTGATGGTTTTTTGGATTTATTTTTAAAAGTTTCATAAAATGCTTTAATTAATAATCCTAAATTTTTTCTATCCTCACCCATATCTCCTGGTAACCAATGTCCTACAAATAGGTAAGCAAAGTCTTCCTTAATATTAATATCTAATGAACATGGTGTGTTAATTACTTTATATGTATCTAAATCTGCCCCTTCCATTAGTACCTCAATAGGTTTAGTAACTTTAGTAATTCCTAAAACATTACCATTATTATCCTTCTTCTCAAATTGAGAACTCATAAATACATTTTTAGAATGATTTGAGGAAGTTAATGTTATATCCATTCTATTAACACCTTCAACAAATTCACCAGGTACTACTGTTGTTTCAATACCAGCAGTTACCCCAATATTATATTTACCAACTGGTTGAAATTCATTAGGAACTGTTATTTGCATCCAAATGTCTGGTTGTTGGTTTAGGGGTGCAGGTATTACTAATTCTAGTAAATCTTTAAATCTAGCATCTGTTTTACAAAAACCAAAAGGTGTATTTCCCCATCGTTGTGAGAGGAGTTTTACATCGTATTTATCTGTTGCAATTATTGCTTTAATAACATCACGGGATCTTGCCCCATACCCACTAAAGGTATCAAATGGAGAACTAATTATAAATGTAGGTTTCATTAATATAATAATTTATGTGGTATAACTTTTTTCTTTAATTTACTTGTATTAATAAATTCAAATTTTTCTCTTGGTTTCCAAGTTTCAAATAATGTTGTAAAAGCTTCTATAACTCTATCTGCTTGATGATTAGATGTAAAACCTGCTTCTTCACTAGTAGCCCATTCTCTACCTTTCAATCCATATTCTTTTCTATTTTTAGTAGAATACCAATCAAATATAGCACATGAAGCATCTTCAGGACTACATCTATCATCCCATATATAAGGAGTTTTAGGTGATCCTTGCATTGATCTACTAGTTGGAAATACGGGTTTAGCCCATTCTCCACAATTTTTATAAGTACCTCTATGATTAGAAGGAAAATCACTATCAAAGTCAATCCATTTACCTTCGTTAGTAAATCTCATTTGATCCTGCATCCCCCCTGTAGCGTTTGCTATAATAGGAGTACCTGTTAATAAAGCTTCAGTTAATGATAATCCCCAACCTTCATTTGAACTTAATAAAATTTGTGTGTCTGCTAAATTGTATAACCAATTCATTTGAGCAGATGCAAATTTACCATTAGTAAAAATAACATTATCCATAAATCCTTCAAACAATAATTCTACAACGGCAGGTAAATCGGTTCCATGGTCACTTACCTTATCAGTATGGAGTAGAATAGCACATTTATCTGCTTTATCTTTAGGTAATTTGGCTAGAAAATGTCTAAAAGCCAACAATGTATCTGGGATTTGTTTACGTCTAATATTTCTAGAGTTAAAGAATAAAACATAATCAAATTCCTTACTACCAAATATCGATTTTTTAAATTCAATAAAATCTTTTGTATTTAATTCCTCGTCAGTCATTGGGTAAAATATATTTTCATCCAAACCATGAGGAACATAACGAATTACTTTATCATCAACTTTATCGTCTAATACCAGTTTATTAATGTTTACTGTTTGTTTACTAATACCCATCAATAAATCACACGCCTCATAAAATGCTTTATTATATAACGGAGCAGGATAATCATCCCAAATGTTAAGATATGTAATAGGAATAGATTTGCGTAATTCATTTTCCATCTGAAATATAAATTCGAAATAACGAGGATCAGTAATCAGCATTATAGCATCTGGATTTTCTAATTTGATTATTTCCCTAATATGTTCTGGGGTACCATAACCATCTACAGGGTATAACATTGTATAAGCATCATCTATACCGGCATTTTTACCTGTATCTGCTGATAAATCTAGGCGTTTATTTTTATCTGGATGGGATACTGAGCCAGCTAAATTAACCCAATTAAAATGATGAGATGTTTTTACAACTATCTCTCTCGCTACTGTTGCTACTCCTGAATGGACTCTAATATCGTCACAGATAAGCAAAATTTTCTTCCTCTTATCTTGAGGAAGATGTTCAAAACTACTTTTCATTAATTTATTTTTATTAATCGTTTATATCCAAATTAGTATGGCTGTGGACTTTCTTACGAAAATCTTCATCAGTAAGATACAAATGGATAGTGCGGTCGGCAAGTTTTTGTAAAGAAAACTTATATCTTACACAAGATATTTTAAACTCTTCAAATAATTCGGATTGGACTTTAACCGAGGTTAATGTCATGTCTTTTTTACTCATAATCTTTATTTTTTATTATTGTTATATATACGTATGTATAGATTCTTAAGAAATACCAACATTACATAATTCTTTTTTATTTTTGTAAGGGCAAAAACCACAATTCCATTTTGATGGATTCGGACTTAATATTGTTTCTTTAAATTTAGCATCTTTAGTAAATACATCTTCAATAAATTCATTCATTGCTTTTTCAGCACGACTCATTTTAATTTTACCAGATGCTGGTTTAAATACCTGGATACGAGGGATAACATAATCCTCACTTTCATATAATTTACGTTTAACTATAAAAAACTCAACATTAATATTTTCTACTGGGAAGTTATATTGTTCTGCGAATAATTTTTTATATAAAATTAATTGGAATTGTTTATCCTCATCTTTTTTAGCCTTATCATTCCATCCACGAGTTGATGTTTTTATATCGATTATTTTAATAGTATTAGTTGGTTCGTGGTACATGACAACATCTAGATAACCGCGATATAATACGTTTTTATACGTGGGATTAGGTGAAACTAATAATGGTAATTCACATTGAACCAATTTCCATCCCTTTTTATTAAAATATGACCCTCGTTTTTTCTTAAAATAAGTTAATATATTAATCCCATCATCATAGAATTCCTTCATTTCAGCTGGGTTGCTAAAATGAACATTTTTATTTGACTTATAATCTTTTAGGTATGTTTCTCTAAAACGTTCTTCAAAATAATCTTCAATATTAATCCTATCAGCCTCAGCACCACTAACATCATACATTGTATCTAAATAATGTTGGATAGCTTCGTGGATTGCTGTTCCAAAAGTCATATGGATAGACTGTTCAGATATCTTATGTCCGTCCCTATATTGAAGCGCCCATTTTTTAGGGCAACTTCTATACATTGACATTTGGGAGTAAGAAATTGCCTTTTCGTATCCGTAATTTACTTCACGTTCAGACTTTTTTCTAATTTCTTTAATTAACGGTAAAACTTTTTTCTTTTTAGCCAAAACTTATTTATTATAATCATCTCTAGAACCTCCATGAGTACCTTCTGTTAATTTAACAGCTACTAAATCTGAAATATGTAATTCAGGGATTGCTTCTCTTAAGGATACTGCTGATCTATAATCTGCACTACTCCATTCATCCCAATAAGTATAATCTTGATACTTAGTATTAAAACATAAACAAACCCCGCTTATTTGTTTGTGTACAAATGGGAAACCAGCTCTATATGCTCTTATCCTTCTATCATCTGGGATTAGATCTCCATTTGGGTAAGTAAATCTAAAAATATGAAGTGTATCTTCATCATACTCTTTAATTTCTTTTACTACTTGGTCTAATACATGATTTCCATTTAGTTGATCATCATCATCAACATACATTACCCAACCTGGTTTAGTTGCTCTTTTTGCTATTTCCATATACCAGTTATAAGGAGCATGTTTACCATATTCTCTCCAAGTATGATTACCTGTTAGGTGATAACGGAAATTACCCTCTTGCCATTCATATTTATCAGGTTCAATATTTTTTTGTTCAGTCATGTACCTATTATTATCATGGTCTTCATCATGATTTAATGCTCTATAATCTAGGAAATCATGGTCTGGGTTTAGGTATTTATCTGTTTTTGGGTTATGATTCCAACATACTTTTAATCCAGGAATAGATACTTTATGTGGAACTTTAACTAAAGTTAAATTATCATATTGTTTAAGAATATCATACATTTCTTGTGTTTCATAAGTCACAATATGATTTATATTTTTATAAGTTTGGTTATGAATTGAATCATAATTTAACTTAAAAAAATTAGGACGTGATACTCTTGTAATAATATTAATTACTGGTTCTTGTTTTTTTAATGTACTAAATAATCCCATAATTTATTTCCATTTATTTCTTATTACTAACATAGCTATGATACCATAATTAGCGATATCAATAAAACTATCAATCATTTTTTCTCCTTGAACGTAATTTTTTCCATCACGTTTTAACATATTTTTTAAACGATTAATTTTATCATTACAACGTAACCAAATTCCAGTAAGAGATAGATCTTGATCTTCTTTAGTAGATAAATCTGATCCTAAAGAAATATTAGTTAATCCATAATCTAACATTTTACTAGCAAATAATTCATATTGTTCTTTTTGAATATTTTTAAATTCTTTTGCTAGTTCTGGGTATACTTGTTCAAAATCTCCCACTGTAGAACCAATAATATCATCATAACTTAATGATTTATGTTCATGATAGTTTCCTGTATCATATGTTACTGCAGGAGTTGAATTTGTTGTCCATAACGTTTTGTCGTCTATACTTTTTCCAGGCATAATTTTTAAATAACTTGTTTTTTAATCATATATTTGTCAATAGCCTCTAACCTATCATCGGCATCAGCTAACATATTAAGTGCTTCTTCAGCATTTTTGTAAAAATCTTCTGTTGAATGATCTCCAATCCCTGCTGGGTGATTTTCTAGAATGTCTAGGGTTAAAAGTGCTTTTGCTTTATCTGCTTCAGCTGATTTACGGAGCATTTCTGTTAAATAACTCATAATTTTGAATCTTTTATTAATTTTTTTGCTTTTTTCTCATCAACCCCCATTTTGTAAAGGATATCATTTACTCCTACTTTTTGTAGAATATCAATATAATGCTCTGCTTCGCCTAATCCACATTCGAAATAAGTAGCTACATATTCATTTAATTCTTTATAATTTTTTTTATTTTGGTTTTTGATATACTTTAAAAACATTTTTTTCTTAGGTAACATAGTTTTATAAATGATATATATTTTTTCACTTTCAGTCATCGGCAATTTTTGAGCGATGTTTGCTATATCAATATATCCATAATACATACTTACGTATCTGTGGACTATGTAAGGACTAAACGAAGACTGTTCATCCTTTGTAAAAGAATTCCAGTCTCGTTTAGAGTAAGTAATCTCATTTAACCAATCAAATAGATTCATTATTTATATTCCTCTCTTAATTCCTTAGGTAATGTATCTTGTAGAATTTCATTAGTTTCAGGATCGAAAAATACTGGGATTGGGATAAGTCCATCTTCATCTGCTCCTACTACGAAACGAGATACTTTACGGAGGATTACTCCTTGTTGCCAAATTTTACCTCCGCTTGGAGTTTCAACTGATGTAGTTTTACCTAGATCAATTTGTGGTTGTTGTGGTTGATTCATGTTGTTTTATTTATTTATTAAATCCATTTGTTTCTTTTAAAGTAGGCAAACATTCCTCCTATTGTAATAACTGTTAATACTAAAAATATCCAGAATCCATTATCATCTGATATTAAAGGTACGTCATCAAAGTTCATTCCCCAAAGGCCAGTATAAAACGATAAAGGTAAAAATATTGTTGACCAAACTGTAAGTATATTGAGTCTACGATTCATAAGATCATTGTGTCTTTTTTCAATCATAGATTCTAATACTTCGAATATTTGAATTAAATCAAGGTATTCACCTTTTAATAATTCTCTTTTCAAATTATAGAAATCATTAGTGTCATAATCTTTATTTTCAAAAATTACAACTTCATAATATTCTAATGCTTTTTTTAATTGTTCTTTTTCCATAAATCTAAAGTCCATAAAAGTGATTCTATAAAATATAAAAATCCAGTTAATGCCATTCCATAATGAATCCAAGTACCATCATTACCCATAGTAAAATCTTGGTAAATAGAAGGAATAGCGGATCCCATAATAGCTATGCTAAATGTTAGTTTAGTATATTTGTTTTCTAAAAATTTTCTCATCTAAATTTTTGTTGAAGGCGACAAATGGGATTCCAATATATTTTATTATCAGGATGCCAATAATAAGCACCATCTTGTCTTTGAGTTTCTATACTATTGATGTTTGGAATTTCAAAAGGTTTAAGTTCAATATCACAAAATTGACTTAATATCTTAAATGAATCTAAAGCAACATGAATACCCAGTTCATCTCCTCTAGGATTATTAAAAAATGTATAAATACCATCAGGTTTTAACATATTTTTTACATGAGTATCAAATTCACTCTGATCTTCAGCCCATGTATCAAAATAAATTCCATCAAATTTAGGTAAGTGATAAAGTACTTCTTGCCAAGGTTTAAAAATAACCTTAACGTGGGGTTTCTTTAACCAACCATCTTCAATAATTTTTCTTTGGACATCTGGATGACCTTCAATAATCCAGTGGGTTCTAGGTCTATGAGATTCAATATAACTATCGATAATACCCATACCAAACCCAACATTTAAAACATCTCCTCCATTCATACAAATAGATTCAGCCTGTTGTTTCATGATTTCATCTTCCCAATCCATCATAACAGCATGACCTCCACTATCAAGTAAACGTCCATCTTCTGTGTATGTTAATTTTTCGTTTTTGTAAGTTGGGTTCATTTGAGTTCTATTAGTTTTGCAATTAAAGCCATTATGTTGATTTCTTTATCAATGCGGAAATTAGACTGATAACTATACTCATTGATGTAAATAGCAACCATTCCTTCGTTTCCATCTGCGTATATAGAAGCATTATCATAAAGATAACGATAAAGTTCCTCAAAATCGTTAATGTTCGCATTAGCAATAATTTGTCGAATTTCTCTCCAATTCGGTTTAGTTTTACTTAATTCTTTTACTACATGAGACATATAGTTAGAACTTACAATTACTGATTTATCAATTACTAATTTATTCTCCTGGGTTGATAATTGTGCTGTATTCAGCATTTTTCTCAGATCTGGGTAGAATTGGTTAACTAATAATTTAATATCATCTACTTCATAGTCAATATTTTCTTGTTCTATAATACCTGCTACGTGTTTAGCAATATCTGATTTTGATGGGGGTACAATTTTAAGTACTTGACAACGAGATTGTAAAGGATCGATAATACGTTCTACAAAATTACAAGTTAATATAAAACGAGTAGTACGGGAATATGTTTCAATTACGTTTCTAAGTGCTGCTTGACCTTGAATTGTAATGAAATCAGCCTCATCTAATATAACTACTTTAATAGTTTTAAACGATGCAGCACTTGCAAACCCTGAGACTTTATCTCTAATAGTATCGATTCCGCGCTCATCGGATGCGTTAATGTAAATGTAATCACAATCAAGATTGTTGACAATAAGTTTTGCCAGAGTCGTTTTACCAGTACCTGCAGGTCCACTAAATATAAAATTTTGGATATCATTTTGATCTAGGTATTGTTGAATTGTTTTTTTAATATTTTCATTACCAACATAACTACTTAAATCATTACTTCTATATTTTTCAACCCAAAGTGAATGTTCTTTTTTTATCATAACTTTTTATTTGGTGTAAATATACGAACTTAGATTGAATAATCCCCATATATTGAGAATTTCTTTGCTTCTGGTTCTTTTACTTCAACTTCCTCAGAACGAATAGCATATAATTTACTATCTAGTGGGGCAAGTCTAAATTCAGCTTTTTCCCCTGTTTTTTGAAACCAAGCTTCTAATGCTTCAGTAAGGGATTTATGTATAACTTTATCGCCAACAAGCACCCAGGAATCTCCTGGGGCTTGTCTGTTAGCGATTAGTTCTAGGAATTCTTGTTTTTCTTTCATTACATCATTCCTCCCATCATTCCTGCCATAGGATCTGATGAATCTTTATTTTCTGGGTTGTCAACTACAACACATTCTGTTAATAAAATGGTTCCTGCTACTGATGCTGCATTTTCAAGGGCAGTACGTGTTACCTTTGATGGATCAATAATACCTGCTTCTTTCATATTAACAACAGATTCGGTTTTAATATTATAACCCATCCATGTATCATTACCTGAATTAATTAGGTGTTCTTTGGCTAACATTTGAGCATCTACTGAAGTATAACCAGCATTAGTTAAAATTTGCTCAAATGGTTTACCACATGCTTGATAAACAATCTGTGAACCTATACTATCTAAAGTAATTACTTCACGAGCATATAATAAAGCAGAACCACCTCCAGGTACAATACCTTCTTCAAGTGCTGCTTTTGTAGCATGTAATGCATCATCTACACGATCCTTTTTTTCTTTCATTTCGGTTTCAGTCAATCCACCCACATGGACTACTGCTACTCCTCCGACAAATTTCGCAAGTCTTTCTTGGAGTTTTTCTTGTTCGAAAGAGGATGTTGCTTTTTCAATTTGGTATTGTATTTCTTCAATACGTGTTTGTATTGATTCAGTTGATCCTTTTCCATCGACGATTGTTGTTTCATCTTTTGTTACTGTTACTGCACGTGCTTCTCCAAACCAGTCCCAAGTGAATTTTTCGAGTTTCATACCTTTTTCAGTACTAAACACTTGTCCACCAGTTAGAACAGCCATGTCTTCTAAAATTAATTTTCTACGATCTCCAAAATCAGGAGCTTTTACTGCTGCTACTTTAATTGTACCTCTCATCTTATTAACAATAAGAGTGGCTAATGCTTCACTATCGATATCTTCTGCTACAATCAAAAGCGACTTATTCTGGTTAGAAACCGCTTCTAGAATAGGTAGTAATTCTTTTACTTGGGTGATTTTTTTATCAGCCATTAAAACAAGTGTATCTTCAAGATTACAAGTCATCGTATTGTTATCTGTTACAAAATAATGTGATTTATAACCACGGTCAAATTGCATTCCTTCTACAGTCTCAAGATAAGTTTCACCTGTTTTAGATTCTTCAATAGTTACTACACCTTCACGACCTACTTTACCCATTGCTGTTGCAATAAGTTCACCTACTTCCTCATCATTATTAGCTGATATAGTGGCTACTTGTTTTAGTTGTTCTTCAGATGAAATATCTTCTGAGATACTTTTGCGGATAGATTTAACTACTTCTTCAACTGCTTTATCAATACTTCGTTTGATTTCAACGGCGTTAGCCCCATTATTAAGGTGTTGTAAACCTGCTTTTACCATCTCACGAGCTAACAATGTAGATGTAGTTGTACCATCACCAGCAACATCTGCTGTTTTAATGGCTGCTTGTTTAACCATTTGTACTCCTACTTCTTCAACATTATCTTCTAATGAAATTGATTTTGCTACTGTTACACCATCCTTTGTTGATTGAGGATAACCTTGAGCATTTGAAATTACTACGTTACGACCATTAGGTCCTAAAGTTGCTACTACAGCATCTGCTAGTTTGTCAATACCTGAGACCAATTGTTTACGTGCATCTGGTCCAAATTCTATAATTTTACTCATTTTATTTATTAATTTTTGCTAAAATATCATTTTCTTTACCAATCCAATACTCTTCACCCTCATATTCAAATTTAGTAAACCCCATTGTAGGTAAAACTACAATATCACCAATTGAAGATACCGTTGATATATGAACCCCAGTTGCTGAAGCTGCTCCAGGACCTACGGATACAACTTCTCCTGTTTTATTTTTTTCATTTCCTAAATCAGGTACTACAATATTTCCATACATTGTTTCCTCTAATTCTACTGGTTTAACGATTACTGCGTTAAATAATGCTTCTAACTTCATATTTTTACTTTATTTAATGTTTTGTTTATTATTTCTTGTTGTTGATTATATTCATTTAAATATTCCATAATAGATGAATATTCTTCTTTCAAATCAACTTTAGCTTGTGATATTTTTTTTAAAGCACTAGCTATTGAACCATAATGACCTAAAGGTTTTTCATAATTTTTACCTTGATTGCCATTGTCTTTTTTTCCAAATTTACCAATGTTTTTTTCATCAGGAGTAATACTTTCCATTACTGTATAACAGTGTTGATCTTTTGTAATGAAAAAAGGTTCGAGTACTGGGTCTTTAATTGTTGTGTTGTTTGCCATATAACTTTATTTTTATTTATAACGTGAATATACGAATAAAACAGCGCTAGGACACGCTTAAATTGGAAAACTTTTATTTAATTTTAATTGTTTTTGGTTTAGATTCCTCAGATACTGGGATATGGAGTTTTAATAATCCATTTTCCATTTCAGCATTAATTTTTGTTAAATTATACTTTGGGGAAATTTTATATCCTAGGTCAAATGACTTTTTGGATAAACCATGGTAAATGTAACCTGAAAAGTCGATTTCACCTTCAGGTTTTTTATAACTAATTTTTAATAAATCTCCCTCAACACTAATAGAAATATCTTCTTTAGTGAGTCCAGTACAAGCAACTTCGAAGTGTAAGCCTTCATCGTTGTAATAAATGTCTAAGGGATGTGGTTGTTTTGAATTGAATGCCGGAGCAAATTGTTCTTCAGCGTTGAAGAAATTTCTAAATAGAATGTCGAACGGATTACGTTCATTAATGTTTAATGTACTCATATCATTTTTAATTTGTGAGTGCCTAAGCTACTCGGGTTTAACTTTAAAAAATATAACTGCGTGCCCTAGCTACGTTTTATATTTCCTATACATATATTATTATTTTTCTTTTGATACAAGATAATAACTACTTTTTAAATTATCACCTGTGAATTCAAGTTTCATAATACCATCTAGATCTATACTCATAGTACCTGAAACCATATCTTTATTACAGTACATGATTTCCTTAATCATATTTGAATTATAATGTGGTAAATCAGGTTTATCTAATTGTTTAAATACTTCAGATATATTAACATCTGATAGGAAAAATGATACTTTGTTTGAATGTTCAATATTACCTCCAAAACACATTTCTACTCTATCCTCACCATCATCATTAGGATTTGGGCGAATTACTACTGTATCTGTATCTACTAGTGCTCCTTTAGCTTTAACTATAGCACCTATACTTTCATTATCTAACTCAGATATTTCGGTAAAATTAGGTTCCATTTGTAGACCCCCTGCTTTTGGTACTAACATCAAATCAGCTAATGAATAATCAAGAGTATAATTATTATCGGATAATATCAATTTAGTTATAAGGTTGTGTTGTTTTTTATAACTTAATTCTACATAACCATTTGTAATAGAAATCAGCTTGTTTAACTGAGAGGTATTACTTAGAGCAATAGTAGAATCCTCAAGTGGAAAACCTGTAAATTCTAAATTGCCAATCATTTCCTTTGAGGGTGAATTAAAACCAATATTTAGGTTTTGATCCTTAATATCCCAACGTACAGCTTCAATCATACCATTTAAATGATATTTTGAAATAATACTTACTAAATTTAAC